GTAATTAACAACCCTAGACTTAGCACGCATTTTAGTTGTGCCGTCCCAAAGTCTAACATACTCAGTAGCTAATACTACCCACCCATCATCAGTATCTAATGCGAACTGTGTTCGAGTATTTTCAATTGTAAATTTAACATCATCTAACATAAAATAGATAGAGCTAGTTAAAATAACCATTAATACAAATCCTATTATTCTTTTGTCAACCATTAGAAAATTACCTGTCCATTTGCTGTATCTACTGTAGCTGTTGTGCTCCCTGTGTCAATAAAATTAGTAGTATAAAATTTTTCAACGAATGTATTGTCATAATTATTAACTACAACGACTGAAGACCCAGGAGTATAAGTTGCAGCAACTGTCCACATACTATTACCTATTTGTCCGTTTGTTGGGTCTGCGTATAAAAACACACTACCAGCTGCTCCTGAATAATCTGTTTTAGTTAATTTATATCGTGTTCGTCTTATTGTATTTTGCTCAATTGATGATTTTAATCGTGTTAAGTAATCAGATGCACTGCTGTCTCCAGATTTGATTTGTTTGATATCATTAACTATTTGTTTAAGTGTATCAATAAGGTCTTTCTTTCGTCTTGAAACTGTTACTTCGACTACTCTTCCCGAGTATGATGTTGAAGTATTGAATGTATAAGTAACATTTAATATATTGAATGTCGTATTAACAACATCATGGTTTGCTAAATTTACAACAACCGTGTCACCTGCTGTTAGAGTTTCGAAGTCAGCTAAGTTCAAATAACCTTCAACAATTGGTACATTGTTTTTCTTAGCTTCTGCTCTTGCAATATCCCTAGCATACGATGGATCTGTTATTTCTTTATTGATAATTATTTTATCTTTATTACCGTATAATGTAACACTTGCTGGGTCGTCTGCATATTTAATGATAGGCTGTGCTCGTTCGTATTCAACTGCGAATGAACCGCCTGAACTTGGAATATGATTTCCTGCGGTTGCTCCTGACACGAAAATAATTTGTGACGAGTCATAATTGACTAGGTATTCTGTTCCTGAAGGATCGCTTGCTGATATATTATATACGCCTCCTTTCTGGATACTACCTGCAACAGTCACTTTAGTGTTGTGCGGTTTGTATGATAAGGAATATTTACTTCCTCCGTCTGCTATTAGCCATTGAGTAGGGACTGCTGTCAAAAGTCTGTCACCATACACCCAAATTCTATTTGCCATTTGCGAGTCTGATTCTGTGAACTTTGCTTTTAATACATTAGTGTTATCTAATGTGTAACCTGAAGTGATACCACCTTTTTGTTTGAAATGTAAATCACTAGATATATCAACATAAAAATAAAAGTCTGCCAAAGTAGCCAACTCTTGTAAAGCGTCAAATACCGAAGTATGATTGAAAGCAATTCTATCCAAAGTTGTTCCCGTCACATCTACATTAGTTGCTGTGATTCCCGTTACATCAGATATCAAAGACGCAACAATAACACTAACTTCTTGACTCGTATAAATAACAGGTTCAACAGTAGTATCAATTAATATCGACATTTTATTTTGCCCTGTCAAAGTGATAGTCTCAAACTGTCCTCTACCAAAAGTTTTTATATTTTGGATAGTTCCTTCGAAGACTTTAGTAGTAGCAACGCCTATTGCATAAATGCTAACAGTATCATTTATATCGAAATCAGTATTATGTAATCCATTGTGATTCAAAAATGAAGCAGTGAAAGTACTAGTACTATTATTGTCGCCAGTATTATCTTCAACGGTTATGTTCTCCGCATCGTAATATCGTGTTCCACCAATATCAATTCTTCCTTTAACCGTCATCTTAGTATCTTATTTTATTAGCTAACTGCTCTTGAGCTGCTGCCATTATTTCAGTTGGGTCAGTGCCATATATATTTTCAATATTAACTGTTGTTGGAGCACCACTGTTTTGTTGTGGACCCATAATTGTATTATTTGGACTAGTTTTTGCTATTTGAGCGTTTGATTGTTGCATGATACTTCGTGTTGATTTTTTTTCTCTAAAATAATCACCAATAGCCATACCAGTTCCGGTTGATGCCTCGCCTGTAGCTAATCCTGCTTCTGCTACAGCTTCACCGACTGCTACTCCCGCACCAGCAACCCATTCACCAACTGCAAAACCTGCAGCTTCTACTGCATCAGTTATGAAATCTAATCCACCTGTCAGTTCATTAAAATCAGCAATTAAATCGGACATCAATTGCGTTGAATCTTTTAATATTCCTGCAACTAATCCGAAACCTTCGACTAAAATATCTATTGCTCCAGATTCTAATGCAAACTTAGTAAGCTCACCAAATGAATTTACAATGTTACCTGCTGATGTTGCTAAATCAGTAAACGCTGTTTGAATAGCTGGCATATTTTCTTCTAAGGAACTCATAAAAAGTCCTGCATTTTCTTTTAACAAATCAAAATCAACTGTTTCCATAAAAGGTTCAATTGCATTTGTTTTGACAAAATCAAAAGCTTCAACTAAGTTTTCTTTGATAACCGAGCCTAATGTTAAAGCATCTTCTATTAAAGTCTGAAATTCTGCACTACTAACGAACTCACTAATTTGTTCTGTTATATCTTTTAAAGGTGGTAATAAAGTATCAGTTAACGAGATAGCAACCGAGTCCAAATTATTTTTCATAATTTGCATAGAACTTTTTGCAGTTTCAGCTTGCTTTTCGAATCCTTCGCCAACTAAATCTGTTCCGTCTCTCATTAAGCCTAATGTTTCTTCAAATGCCACAGCCTGATTATTTGCTAATGACATAGCAGCTTTAAATCCTTCAACTCTTCCGAATGCTTTTGCTAAAACTTGTTCATTACCCTCGGTAACATCATTCAATTTTTGCATAGTTCCGACTAGACCAAATTCTTCAATTGCTGCCACTCCAGATTCAATACCAAGCTTCCCAAACAATTCTTCCATCTCTTTAGTAGGCTTAATTAATGCTTTCATAACAGCTGTTAACTGTGTTTGTGCTTCTGTAGTTGGCAATCCTACTGTTGTTAATGCTGCAGTTGCTGCTTGCAATTCGTCAAGTTCAATTCCTAGCTGTGCTGCAACTGGACCTACTGATCCGAAGCCACCAGCTAAGTCTGCAATGGTAGTCTTACCTGCTTTTACAGTTTTAAAGAATATATCTGCTATCTTGTCAGCGTCTTGAGCATCGGCACCAAAAGCATTAATTGCTGAGGTTAACAAATCAGCTGCTTCTCCTGTTGTACCTAATCCTGCTGTTCCTAATTTTGCTGCTGCTTCTAATACTGTTAATGCATCTGCACTATCAGTAACACCTGCTGAGAAAATTTGATATGAAGCTGCTCCTAAATCATTTGCACTTTTCGGAACAACTTTAATTAAATCCATAATTCCAGAACTTAATTCATCAATAGCAACAGTTGAATCTCCAGTAATAAGAGTAGAAACATCTGACATTTGCTGTTCAAATTCAGCAGCTTTTTTCACTCCTGCACCTAATGCTACAGCTGCCACTATCCCGAAAGCTTTCATTGCTTTAGTTGCTGCAGCAAGTGTTTTGCTAGAAAAAGTTTTGAACTTGCTACTTAAATTTTTAAGTCCAGGACTAGCTTTATCATTTAAAGTTACTAGTATAGATATTTTTTCAGATGCCATTTATCTTTTTCGTGCTCTTTTTCTTTTATTCGTTGCCTTTTGTTCTTCCCTTTTGATTTGTTTTTCAGTCTCTATTTTTTTGCATTCATATGCCTTACTCAAAAAATCAATCTCAGCATATGTTAGCTGCGGGATTGTAAAAAAATTATAGCCTTTGTCATGCAGGAACCAAGAAGAGACTAATTCTCCTTGGTTTGCTGAAAATCTTTGGCGATCTCAGCTCCAGTTGGTTTCTCGCTCTTATCTTTTTTCTTGACAAGGAAGCTTTTCATTATGTCGTCTTGGGTACTACCCGAACTGACTGCAATAATAGCAATAATAAGTGCAGTGGCATAACCTTCATCATACCTTATTTGTTTAGCTTCAGCTAAAGTAAACGCTGGTCGTACACAATGATTGTGGATAATTTCAGACTCTGCTTCTTCAGTTGAAGTTTTAAAAAGTTTGTCATACTTATTCATTTGTCCTTTGGTCATAGGAACAATTTGCACTAAAGGTTTGTCTTTTAAAAATTCTATATTGACATCTATTCCTAATAACTTTCCTTCACCGTCTCTTTTAATTAAGATATCATCTTTATTTAAATATTCACCCATCATAATCCTCCGAATAATGTTTTCTCTACTAGCTTGACAACGTTACTTTTTTCTCGGTATTCCGTGTTTCTAAAATGTCGTCTTGCTTTCATTTTACTTGTACCGTATTCCAAATGAACGGCATAATCAACTGCACTCCAAATTTCAACTTGGTCTTTATCTGCAAGCATAGAAACAGAGTTTAAAAATTTCCCTGTATCAACACTTGTTGGCTCGGCACTACGCCCAGCAATACTATCTTTTGTTTTACCAATAAGATACAATCCTGCTTTTTTCAAAGCATTTTTGGACTCAGTAGGAGTAACAATTGCTTTTTTAAGCATGCTGTTAACCTTATTAAGCCCTGTAACTTTAATTACCATGGATTATATTTATAAGTCAAATCATTTACAGTAACACTAGCCTTTTGTGGTGCAATAGTTAGCGACCATTGATTTATTCCTTCATTTGCAGTTGGGTCTGGCATGTCTGTCAAAGTACATCCACTAAAAGTTAAGAATGCTTCTTGACTACCTGCTGCTGCTGAAATTGTTAGCAACATATTAAATGTACTTCCACCTTGATAATATTGGTCATAGAAAGTTTTTGCTTTTCCACTATCAGCATCTGCAGTCATTGTTATTTCATAGTCTCTGTTTTCTGGAATTGGTGTTCCTATTTCTTGACTTCCATTATTATAATGTGGTGCATTTAAGTTATTGTTTATTGTTATACCCCAGTCCCTAATAAAGTTTAAAGCTGCTCCTGATGGTAAAGTCCAAAAACAATCTGACCATTTATATGGCACAGTTGTGCTTTCACTTACTGCAGTTGTTGCTCCTGACGAGTATTCCATTTCACGTGCTATTGTTGAAACTTCAGCTTCTAGGATTCCACCTTCTGTTGCATTCAAAGTGTAAGTATTAACCATACAACCTTTAAAAGTTTTAACGTGATTTAGCCCTGTTGGATTAAATTGTTTTGCATTTTCAATTGTAAAGCTCAAGAATGGATTTGCTACTCCACTTGTATATGCATTGCCTACATTTGAATTTGTTTCTACCATTGCGTGTGTATATGGACTTGGTGAACCACCGTCTACAATACTTCCTAAAGTATAACCTAATAATCTCCAATCTTGTGGATGAAAAGTTATTGTTGGTGCATAATCTTTTGCTGTTTGAACAAACTTAGAAACATTTCTGTTACCAGTGCTTGTGTATCTTAAATTTATTACATTTGTGCTTTCATTTGGTTCTAGATTAGTCACTAATCCTAACCATTGTCCTGTTCCTGATGTTGTTCCATATGTTCCTGATTCAAACATCATTACATTTTTATTTTGGTCTGCTACATATCGTCCCATTTTATTCTCCTCTGTTTTATTGTCCTAATATATAAGAATATTGGACTCCAATTACTTTTGATTTTATTCCGCCTTCTCCGGCTTCGTCAACGTTAACTGCTGATTGTATTTCTCGGTCAAATAATCCTGTGTTCAAACTAGTACCGGATGTAGTTTGAGGATAAGTGTTACTTCGTAATCTATTCATTATATCTTGAGTCAAAGAATCTTTTTGTCGTTCATCTTTAGCCCAAATTCTAATTTCTGTATCCAATACGGATAAACCTAAGCTAGACTGTTGTCCCATTTTACCAACTGATACATTAGAATTTTTAATTGTAATAATTGGATAGGATACAGTTCTAGTAGGATAAGAAGTATAAACAAAACTTTCTGTTGAAGGTCTTGTTCCTGAAAGAGGATCTGTAATATTATTTCGTATATCATCTCTTAAAAAGATAACATAGTCTTTCAAAAAAGTGTTAGTATTCACCATTCTCTACCTCGCTTGGTTTCAATTATACTCGCTTGTATAATGAATTACTGTTCATTTGCTAATGAGCCAGTTGTTAATCGTCTAATAAATGCTTTGTGATAAACATCCGTTCCATGAATGTTCCATGTTTTTAATCCACCATCAATAATTGCATATTGGTCTGTGGATGGCGAACCAATACCTATTTTCAAAGTTTGGTTCATATTAATGTTGCCTAAAATATAAATTTTTGAATCGTCTGAGCGTAATTTACCTTGTTCGAAATTAAATTCTTTTGTGCTTGTGAATAAATCTCTATTATTTATTGGTTGTTTTAATCCTGAAGTATAAACATCTGCACCTGATTGCAATAAATTAACATTGTCATAATCAGTTACTACTACTGAGCCTGAAAAATATCTAATCCTTATTGGGACACCAGCTTCATTTATTGTTGCTGCTACATCTATCATTACTTCTGATGCTGTTACCATTATTCATTCTTGCTCAGTTCAATAATTTTTTCGACTCTATGTCGTTCGTATTTTAATTTTTCAATTTCGTCTTCAGTTAAGCCTAGTTCCATTAATTTAGCAACTTGTTCAGCCTTATTCAAAGCCCAAATGTCTTGATTATTATCTATTTTAATTGGTTTTTGTTTGACTACTAATGGAATTTTATCTAAAAATTTCCAGTCAGAACTACCAATTAATGCTAGAGCTTCTTTTTCGCTTACATCTTTTATTTCAGATGGTTGCCATTTTCCTATATATTGTATTTTAACCATTTTCATCCATAAAATAATTGGAAGTTTTGTGCTGACCTTCCTAACAACGATAGCTCCTCGTCTGCTAATTGTGCATAATACACTGCAGATGAATCAACACTACTACTTGAGTTTTTGTTAGTTGAAAAATCCCCTAACTTTAAACTTGAAGCATCTGTCCCAACAGCTGTTGAAATTTTTGCTACTTGTGATAACATTCTATATAATATTGGATTTTGATAAGGCGTATCAATTGAATTGCTGCCAATAGTCGTACCAGTATATTGCTCGCAATATTCACGAGCTCTATCTGCCATTTGTATTAATGGCAATCCTGATATTGTTGTAGGCACATTATCATAGTAATTGAATACTTGAGCTGCTGCACTACCTAAATTCCATAGTCCCATTTTAAATATAAGTTATTTCCACTGCTGCTGAACCAACAACACCAATTTTTGCTCCACTATAAGCTACTCGTACAAATCCATTCACTGGAATTTCATTATAACTATTACCGCTTAACGTTGTTCCAGATATTGCTGTTGTACTTGCTACTCTTGGATAATAATTATCTGCTAGTGCTGCACTACCTGTGATTGCACTGTGATATATGATTAAGTTTTCGCCACCCATCTTTCCGCCACTCTCTAAAACGAATAAGCTTCCATTTGCTGCAAAACTTTGTGAATATACTTTTAATCCTACGATAACACCATTTAAATTGCTATCAGAAATTGCTGAAACAGATGCACTACTTGTACCACTAATTACTGGCAAGTTATACACTGCGTGTTTTATTCTATTGTCTCTAACCATCTTACCTCCTTATCGGTTATATATTAACCCCGCACATTGGCGTAGTAAAATAAAAAAAATAATTAATTTCTAGTCAAGCCACGAAGGCACAAAGGACATTTGTAATCTTTATCTTTAACATGTTCTAATTCAACGCCACAATGTGGACATTTTGGTGATTCAGGAGCATGTCTGATTTCTTTCTCTATAATTTTTTCAATAGTCTTTTCGATTGGAGCCTCTATAACTTTCTCAATCACTTCGTCAATCTTAGACTTTGCCTTTTTGACTACTAGTTTCTTTTTAGAAACCTTTTCCTTTTTTTCTTTGAGTTTAAACATTTTTCCTATATAAAAAATAAATAAAAAAATTATTTTAGTATTACCTAAAATGTACCTGAGCCATAAGCCATCCAACTGATTGGTTCTGAACCACCAACTGTTTGTGCTATAAATTGAGCTGTAGTTACTGAACCTGCGTAAGTATATGGAGTTCCACTTCCAGTTTCTGCTAAGAAAACAACTGGTGTTGCTTTGAAAGCAGTTCCGAAATTCACAGTCAGTTTACTTCCTGCTGTTGAACTTTGAGCTCCGTATTGAACAATTGCTCCTGCATAAGCAGATGGACTACCTGTTACGAGTTGCCCATAAGCCATTTTAGCTCCAGTCACTGCGTCGTTGCCAAGTTTAGCTGTAGTTACTACACCACCACTAAGCCCAACAGTTAAAACGGAATAACTTCCGATTTCTGTCGCAACAACTGCACCATCTGATAGTTGGTCAGGTTTATTTAATCCGTCATTTACTGAATTAACCATTTATCTCACCTACCTTATGTTGTTATTTTAGCTATTGCTGATGTTCTCAAGTATCTTACTTTGATTCTGTGTGTTAATGCTGCTGCTTCTAAGTCGTAACTTGGAAGTGAGAATCTTTCTACTGCTAGAGGTCTTTTTTCTGCGATTGCGTATGCTTGTGATTTATCAGTTACATATGCGTATGCGGAAGTCATTCCAGCGTTTGAAGAAACTCTTATAACATTAAGCCCGTATAATACACCTACAAATCCTTTTGCTAGCATTTCTCGGCTTCCTAATTTGTCAGCTTCAACGAAAGTATCAATGTTTCTAAGGTCATTCATAACTTCCATTCCAACAAATAATGTAGTTGGTTCGTAGTCTGAATCTTCCAAATATTGCATTGCTCTTGTAATGTTTGCAATAGTAATTGCTCCTGAACCTGAAACTGTGTTTCCTGCACTATCTAAAGCGTCTGAGATAACCAATGAGTTTTCATTTTCAGCGAATCTTTTTGCTGCTGTTCTTATGTTTCTTTCTAACAATGGGAACATTGAATCTTCCATTAATTCTCTAGTAATTCTAATTGCAACTCCGTATTTTTTAGGTTTGAAATTAATTTCAGTGTATGCTTGTTGGTCTAGACCAATAAATGCACCTTCTGCAATTTCCCTAACATCCAAAGTGTTTGGTGTTTCTAAGTCTACGTCGATACTAGATCCTCTAATTTGAGCAGGACCGAAATACAATGCTGCCTCACTTCGTGGAATAAGCATTTTATTTACTTCTTCGACCATAGTACTTAAAATTGTTTTTGGTATTAGAAGTGATCCTTCAGTACCTGTTCCTGTTCCTAAGTATTCTTTAATATTATCCATTTTGTCCCTCTATCCTAGTTGGATTAATGCGTATCCGCCTGATGTTGCTGTTGTCCAAGCTCGTCCAATTTGGTGTCCAACTTGTGAAATTACTGCTGGGCTTCCGCCTAAGTTAGCTACTGCATTGCTTCCGTCACATACTACTGGTTGACTTGCTGTTACTGAGCCATTTGTCATTAATATAAAAACACCGTCTGTTGCTATTGGACATGCAATTCCAGATCCTGTATCTTGCATTGCTATTCCGTTATATTTTAGACCTGATGCGTCTTTTGCTACTTCAACATCTGATGCTATATATGAATTTAATCCTGAACTAATTACATCTGCTGTTACACCTGATGCGAAAACTAGTACTCCACCTGAGATAACTTCAATTGCTATTCCTGTGAAGATTTTTGGTGTTCCCCAATCAGCTGCTACAACTGCTCCTAATGGGTTTCCTATTCCTGTTGCTGCCATTTTTATCCTCGATTTAGTCTACTGTATTCTTTGTCGTATTCTGAAATGTAAATTGCCTTTTCTTCTACGATGAAGTTTGTTTTTTCTTCTGCAACTTTTTCAGCTGGTTCTTCAACGTCGCCTTTAGTTTCATCTACAGTATCTTCTGGTTTTTTTTCTTCTTCTTCTTCAACTTCTTCTTTAACTTCAATTTTGTCCAATTCTTCAATAAGAATTTTAACAATTTCTTCGCTTAGAGTTGAAACGTCCCTTGCTGTTACGTTTTTTTCTTTTGCTTTGTTAGCATAACTTTCTTTTAGATTGTCAAGTTTTTCTTTTGTGATGTTGTCAAGTGTTTCTTGCATTTCCACTTTTTCAGCATTGCTTGCATCAATTGATTCTTTAATTGAAACTAGTTCTGCTTCTTTAATTGCAAGTTGTTCCTTAACAGCATCGATTTCGTTATCTGTCATTTTAACATTTTCCTCCATTTCTGGTTGTTCGACTGTTGGTTCTGTTTCAACGGTTTCTTCCTCTGCTTTTTCTGCTTCGGTGTCAACTTCGTTTTCATCATCCCCTTCTGGTTCAATTTCAGTTGATTGTGATTCTACTTTAATTTTTTCCGCTTTTTCTTTAGCTTCTACTTTAGCCTTATTTAATAATTCAGCTTGTTCAGATATTTTTTTCTTTTTCATTTCAAAACCTGCAAGAACTGCTTTCGCAAAGTCTGCTCCAGGATCTGCAGGAACTGCAACTAGACTTAATTCTACAAATTCAATACCACGCAAAACAAAACTTTCGCCTGTTCCTTTTTCTTCGTCAGGTTCAATAAATTCAATATCACGAACCATAGCTCCAACAGAAACATTTTTGATAAGACCTTTTTTTATCATGTCTTGCATTGAGAAATCGCTTACTTCAGCTTCAAAATCAATTCGATTTTTAGTGAATGCAGCATTTGTTACTTGACCAACAATTGAGTCAACAGAATTATTGTGGTCTTTTAATAGCGGTTTTCCTTCCAATGAAGGTGTAGCTGGTTTTAATTCTTCAGCTAAGAAAGTGTGACCATTACGAGTTGTGCATACATTGATAGCAGTACCCGCAATTTTAAATTCATCTTCAATGAACTGTTCTGAGATTGGAACATCGAATTCCAATTTTATATATTGTGATTGTGTTTCCATAATTTTCTTATTGTCTATATATTCCATATACTTTCACCCTTTATAAAGTTATTATTGAATAATATTATTTAAGTCTCAAAAGCTCTATTACTTTTGAGAATAATGTTATTATTCCAGTTACTATAATTCCTCCAACTGTACTAAAAATTTTCATCATGTTTTTAATATTTGCTGAATTTTTTTCTATTTTTTTATCTTGTTCATTATTTATCCCATCATTTTTAGAAAATCCTATCTCTATCTTATCATAAACTCTTTTGAATTCTTCTCTAGATTTTTCATTGCTTTTGTCTTGGTTGTCCAAAACCATGGCAATCATCTCTTTTATAGTATAACCATTTCCGTCGTTTTTTGCCATTTTTCCCTCTTAGTCATACTTGTTTTTTTTAACAAACTAACTTACTGTTATTTCTTTTGCTACATATTTTAAAGTTCCAATTCCAGGAATAGTCATATTAATCCATTCTTGTACTTTTGTTCCTGTAGGAACTGATGCACCAAATTCTTCTGTTGTTTTTGTAATATAATAATAGCTGTTTACTGCTATCCATCTTACCCACGAAGATACATAGGTTTTTGTATATACACCTTCTGCTGAAACATAATCACAGGAGCAACTATCTTCTAAAAAAGCTATTCCGCTACAATAATCAAATTCTAAAATATTGTATTGTGTAGGATGATAAATAAAATTATCAGTATTTCCTGTTCTACATTTATTCAGTTCATAAGATTTGTAAAAACTACAAACAGGTGTAGCAGAAGAACCATTTATAGCAATTCCACTTATATTAACAATAGCCGATTCATATCCATAATAACTCAAAAAATCAGAGTATAATGTGAAATTATAAACAGCATCAACACCACAATAACAACTAGAAGAACCAGCATCATATAAAGTATAAGTTGTCCATCCTGCATCTTGACAACTATTCATAGCCAAACATTCTGATATAATTTTACTACACCCAATAGGTCCACCACCAGGAGCAATTACAAAACTTGCAAAAATTAAAATCATTAACCAGAACATAATATTTTTCTCTAACATATTTTTCTCCTATTTATTTTTCCTCAAAATCAAATAATAATCTATTAAATTTAACTATATTATACAATTCTCTCATGGTAATATAAGAATTATTATTATAAGGAATACTCTTTACAGTATTATTTTCTAATAATATGTGAACCATTCTTGGTACATATTCATACTGAATGATTGTAGTGTTTATATTTATAGTTTTATTTGTTGAATTAGTAACATTTATTAGTCCAGTATTTATATCTAAATCATATAATAATTCTGCTAAATCAGAATACGGATCAAAATCAGTCATATTAATTTTCACCCATCCTTCACGACAAATTTTATTTCCTAAATTAATAGAAGAAATAGAACCATTTTCTAAAATTTCAAACATTGTATAATTAATACATTTTCCATTTTCTGATACATATTTACTAAATGCATCACAAGTACCTATTCCTAACTCCTCACGATTTTCACACATATAATAATTTTGCCCAGATGTAAACATAAATAAAAATAAGCCTATTAAAATTGCTCCGCCGCTAATTGCACTTCCTATTCCTATTATTTTTTTTTCTACCATTTTAATTATTTAATTGTACCCAATCAGTACTATTACAACCATAAAAATTATTATCATCAGAATCATAATATATTCCACCTTCAGACCCAGCATCACATGTAGCACTTGCTCTTGGTGTTGTTTTAATAATTCCATTAACTTCTAATTTAGTATTAGGAGTTGTAGTTCCAATTCCTACATCTCCAGCACTTGTAATTCTCATATGTTCATCAGATATTGAAACTTCGGTAGTATCAACATCAGCATTACCAGCAAATATTAAATCACCAGTGCCATACCCTCCGGTTTCTATATGAGCAATCATAGTTTTCAGATTTGCTACTTGTCCTACTGGCATTGAACCTAATTTTAATCCTACTAAATCACCAAAAACACTATGGTCATCATGTATTCTTATAAAAGTAGAACCGTTATAGTCATGCAAACTTAGTAATTCTTCTGGGGCATCATTTTGTATTCCAATATTTCCTGATTGAAGAAAAATCATTTTAGTATCAATAGCAGTTAAATCATCTTGTACAGTTTGTATATATAAATTTCCATTATTGGTTTTTAAATCCCAATTTTCATCCGCAGTAGTTCCTGTTTCCAAAAGATATAATGTAGGTCCAGCATCTTCAATTATAATATCGCCATCCTTAACTTCTAATTTTGCATCAGGACTATCAGTTCCAATTCCTACGTTGCCGTCTGACCCTGCAAAAAACACATCTGATAGTCCATTATTCGCAGCTAGATTTAATAAGTATTTGCTCCTTGTTGTACTATCCCCAGTAATCAACATACCATAAGCAACACTATTTATATTTATTGCAGCACGGTCAGGGTCATTATGAATTAATTCTATAGCACTCATGTCTTCATCAGCATCAACTACAATAGTTAATTTATCAGTTGGACTAGTAGTTCCAATTCCTACATTACCATTATAATCTATGGAGACAACTTCATTTTCAGAGGTATAATCACCATCACTATGCTGAAAAAAGGCTAATCTTCCACGACCATAGCTATTAGTATTAATTTTTTGAATTGATGGTCCAGTAATAAGACCGTCACTAGTTGATGAAAAAAAACTTAACTTTGGACTATTTTGATTAGTATGGGTTTCCCCATTTGTTAAAAGTAGCCGACTAGTACTACCTATATCAAAAGTAACATTTCCATTTTTAACATTTAATATTGACCTTGGACTACTTGTTCCAATTCCTACGTTACCATCATTCTGGAATACCACCGATACACCTGTACCATAATAGAATCGTAAATCATCTGCGTTTGCAATGATTGAATACTTTTCAGCTTGTCCTGTATCCTTAATAACAATTCCAGCACCTATAGAATTTTCAATTTCTAAAACTGTATATCCTGCCGAGATAGGAGAAGCAGGACTATCAGTTCCAATTCCTACGTTATTTGTTGTTGAATCAAGTGTCATGATATTACCACCATCAGAAAAAAATAATTTATTATCATCATTTACAACTTCAAAATAACCTTCTGTATTTGTTAATATCAATTTTGTAGGATTTGCTGCACTAGATTCTATTTCCGCATATTGAGCTCCTGTCCCATAAACATGCAAATGTTCTTGAGGAGTCGTTGTTCCAATTCCTACGTTGCCACCATCTAAAATAGTCATTTTAGCTGTATTATCAGTTCTGAATGCCATGCTATCATCTGAGTGGTCGTAAGTTAAGAGTCCAATATTAGAATCATCTTCATCTCCAAATCTTAATTGTGAAACTCCTGTACTATTTGCATAAAGATTTATTCTGGCATCTCCATCAGCATTTGTAGATTCAATTTGTAATTCTGCATCTGAATTATCAGAAAAAATATGTAAATTTTCATCAGGACTAGCAGTTCCAATTCCGACGTTGCCACCAGTTTTAAAATAATTATCTTCATCATCTTCACCAGTAAGAAATACATTAGTATTTCCAGTTGTTGGGTCTATAAGTGTTATTGAAGTATTAATAGTTTGGTCTGTTGATTCGATATCAGCTACTGTAAGAGTTCCTAAAACTGTAACATCGCCATTAAATCTAGCATCTGCGAATACCACATTACTTACTGTAGTTAAATGTTGCCCAGTATTATAAGCTAATTGAGTATCTGTAATAGCATCGGCAGTTACACTTAAACCACTAGCATCTTGAGTTAAAGCAGTTCCACCAGCAACACTAAAAGTAGTTCCAGTTAGAGCTATTCCACTTCCTGCTGAATAAGTTGTATCACTATCTGCTTTATTATTAAAAGTATCCCAATCTGTTTGTGATAAATAACCATCAGCACTTGTTGTTGCTACTGGCATAGCTATTGTGAATTTTGTGCCATCAGTTCCATAAAGAACATTATTTGCTCCACCTGTAATTGGAGCTGTTGTTGCGAAATCTCCTAATATTGCATATAATTCATTTGCGCCTTGTCCTGTATCAACAGTTGCAAATGTTACATCATCGGTTGTTTTAATAGCTTGATTTTGGTTTTTTAAATTATTCCAAGCAGTTTCTTGTAAATGATACATGTCATCCGAATCCGAATAATAAACTGAAATATTATCAACAATTGGGGTATAAGACGAATTAAGCCTACTGAAATAAAATTTATAAGTTAAATTTTTAACATTAGTCAATGAAAAATCAACACTAGTTGCTGTGGTATTTGTCCAGCTTGACCAGACATCATTTTGTTGTTTATATCTGTAACTTAATGTTACATTAGAATCAGTAGCGTCTAAACCTTGAACACCGTAACTAATATTGTATAAAGTATCACGTGTATCATAAGCAACTGATTTAGTATATGTTCCTGTGGTTCCTGCTTGCAGTCTTAAATCATCGCTAGTTGTTATGATATTAACAGCAGTGCCATCGAACTCGGCAGATTCATCATCTAAGTCTTGTTCAATAACCCCGCCACGTAAATCTTGTAAAGTATTATGTGAACGATTTAGTAAGTTTCCATTTCCAAAATAATATGATGATGTCATGTTATATGAGCCCAAATTTAAATTTCCTTGTAATGGGTCATTTGTAGTATCTAGTCTAAGAAAAGTAGTGTTAACATAACTAGTCATTGAATTATTATAAATAACATCTTGAGCATCTACATAAGTTGTCATTGAAGTATTATAAGATACATCTTGAGCATTTACATAAGTAGTCATAGAAGTGTTA